ATGCAATGGGAGGCCAAGGCTGTTGAGCAAGCCTACGCCGGCGACCAGCTCAACCTCGTTCTTCCGGTGCCTTCATCGCATCGCCGATGTAAAACGACAAGCTCGTGGATTTGTTGGTGCGGCACTATCCTGACATCGCCGCAGAGTTTGAATTTGTTGCGAACCAGAACAGAACAACCCGGTGCGGCCGAGTTGGAAACTCGGCACATGAGAGTGCGCATCACCCGCCGGAGATCACCGAACTGTTGACGTTGTGCTGCGGGATTCAAAATGTGACCGAGCATAGGAAGCAATCCTGCCAGGGGGCGACAGGTCGCGCAGGATTACGCGACAGGAAGCAACTTTTTTGTTGTCGCCGACTGACAACTCGCGCACATTCGAGCCACGGATTTGGGGGACTGGGAAAACCGCTCGAAGTACACGGCACTCGCGCGATTGGCTACCAGCATATTGTGAGGACTAGCCTGCCCCCTCTGTTTGACTGATGCGGGCTGTCTGAACGCCATTGGTAGGTTCGCGCGTCTGATTGGTGCATTCGTGAGCGTATAGGTGGATGATAGCTTCAGGTTCGGATCGCCCTTCAACTTTGCCTCCGACCGACGGTGGGCAGCGAACTTCGTATGCCACATCGCATCATCTTTTCGTATGCCTTTTGTTTAGCCTGACGGCGTGTTTCCAGTACGGCGCCTACCTTGCCAATCCGCACCTGGTCGCTCTTAGAGGCGGCGATGTTTTTCATCACATATGGATATGGAGCAGGAACGTAAGCAACGTCCTGAGAGGTGAACCGCCGCTCACTGCGAACATTTTCTACCCCGACAACGCTTCCTCGGCGTACTCCGAAATCGAGTCCTTTCACTCCTTGATCTATGGGATTCTGGCCCAACTGGGCGCGTCGGATGCCATGGTCTACGCCATAATCCTCACCGTATCGTCGGCGGCGACTGCGGCCTCAATGTACTTCTTGTGTTACGCGGTTTCTCGGTCTTCGATCGTTTCCACGATCATAGGCTTTACATTCGGTTTCGCCATCTATCGCATCAACCATCTGGATCACGCGCAACTCGTCTCCATTTACATCTTCCTGCTGCCGCTGCTGTTCACTGTGCTTTATTTGCGCGACAGGAAACCGTTGTTCCTTGTGGCATCCGCACTGCTTCACGTGCCGGTGTTTTGCGGACCTTCGTACCACTTTGCGGCCCTGTTCCTCGTGGAAGCGCCGCTCGTTTTAATATTCGTGGTATCGAGTAGCCGTCAAGGCGTTCGACACATCGTACCGGCGGTTAAACTGTCCGCAGCCATTGTCGTGGCGTTCGTTGTTACACTGCCTTTGTGGAAGCCATACCTCCAGCTGTTTCTCGACGGTTTTGAACGCGATGCACATCACCTGAACGTCTACGCTTTCGATCTCTCCTACTTTTTCCGCCCTTCTCAATACCAGGTGACGTACCTGTGGGCGGTCCGGTTTTCGGCGTCTTTTGGGAACATGCTGGGCTATATGTTCTTCGGCTATAGCGTTATCGCCGTGGCAGTGGTTGGCCTCGTGTCGATGGTCCGGCATTTCCAGCGAAGAGAGGGCGTGACGTTCACTCCTGCCTTCGCCACCGCGGCACTGTTGCTCTTCTGTTCGTCAATGGGGTCGGTGTTCATGTGGAGCGGCGCCTACATCGCGCCTAATCCGATATTTGCGGCGGTCGAGTGGTTCAACGTGCTTTCCGCGACGCGCTTTCTGCCGCAGTTCGCTTATGTCGGATTCGCCATTTTGTTCGTAGCGTTGAGCCCGTACCTGGCGCGGGTGTTCGGCGGACTCACGGAAGCTGGAAGGCTTGGTCTGGGCGGTTTACTGGTTTTTCTGGTGCTGTTGGAAAACCGCGCGATTTTTGCAAACCCTGAAGCCGACGTCTCGAACGCATCTCTAGCACCCCCACCGGTGTATGAGTTTCTCGGAACGCTGCCTGCCAGAGACTCGGTCGTATTCGTTCCGCTCCCCCTCCACCCTCTGAATGGAAGTGAGTCACGGTTTCAACGTCAGTTCAGTTACATGCGGTTCGCGCGCGAACACCAGCTCCACATGGTGAACGGCATTTCAGGCTTTTTCCCCGAAACGTTCCACAATGCGGTTCGCGACTTCGCGAGCTTCCCATCCGCGCCAAGCATGCAGTTCTTGGCGCACCACAGCGTTGACTATCTGGTCCTGGACACCACCAACGACCCTGGAGTCGAAACCTGGGTTGCCATGGAACTCATGCTTTGTGACGCTTTTGTTCCAATTTACGCAGACGCCGATTTTCTGGTGTACGAAATCAATCATGAGCGAAATCTTGGGCGGTGTGCGGATTAGAAGTCCCCGCGTTCAAGAACCGGGGATTTGGGCTGTCACCGAAACTACGACAGATCCGTTGAGCTCCAGCAATTCCGGTGACGATGAAGAAGCCGACAACTGACGGGCCCACTCACTCACCCCGAATCCGCCGCACCGCAGCCGGCAGATAGAGCGCACTCACCACGATACTGGACACGGCGGCCTCCTCGGTCGACAACGCCGACACTGCGACACCAAATTCATCGAGCCCGAACGTCTTGACCGCAAAGCGCGCCGCCCAATAGCCGCACACCGCCATCGTCATCAGGAACTTCGGCCACCACAGGTACGGGTGCTCCATTTCCTTGATCTGGATATCGCGCTGCTGGTCGCGGCGGCGCAGCTCGTGCTCGCCGAGCCGGATCTCGTGATCGAGCCTGGTCTTCTCCCGACCGGCGGCAGTCTCCGCCTGCGCGCGTTTGTGCCCGAGCCATTCGCCCACCAGGCCCTCGCCCAGGAAGCGGAGCAGAAACGCCGGCGCGGCGGTGAGGAGTGCGGCGAACATTACTGCGAGGTCCCCTTAAGCACCGAGAACAGCGTCACCAGGGCCAGCGTGCCGAGCGCCGCATACAGCGCCGCCTGGTCGGGCAGATACTGGCGCCACGGGAACGCCTCGAGCTGCGGCAACAGCAGGCCGGCGAACGTCAGGGCGCTGCCGCCGATCCCGGTGATGTTGGAGCGGATGCCCTTGAGACGCGCCTTGTTGCGCCAAAGCACAAAGGCGATCGCGACAACCACGAGAAGTGTGACGATAAATCCGGTCATGGCTTTCCTCCGGTGAACAATGAAGCAATAAGGTCGACGAGCGCGCGGAGCAGACCGCGACGCTCCGGCGTGACAGATTTGCCGACGGGCTCATCGCGCTCGTGATGGTCCTGTACGGTCGTAAGAGGTTTCAGGAACAGTTCGCCTTCGGCCTTGCGGCGGCGCGTCAGGCCGCGCAGCACGCGTCCGCCGGCTTTGTTCCAGAGCAGGAGACGCCCCGGCACGTCGTCGAAACGCGATGCGTTTACACGCTTGAGAATGGAGGATTTGCGGAGGTTGCCAGGGCCGACGTTGTAGCAGAACGACACGAGCGCGCTGTACTGGTTGTCGTTAAGCGGAACAAGTACGGCGGCAATCACGGCGCTCTCATATTTCAGCAGGTCGCGGCGTAGGATCTCCTCACCCTCCTCGCGGGTAATGCGCAAGTCCGATGTGACCTTCGGAGGATTGCCGGTCATGTCTGTGTGGCCATACCCGATCGTCCAGACGCCGACCGCGTCGCGATAGGCCTTGGCGCGCCAACCCTCGAACGATTTGATCAGATCGATGCCGGCCTTGTTAAGCTTTGGCATTGTGTGTCTCCTTTATTCTATCTGCCGGAATTCGGATCCGGGGGATCTCGTTCAAGAAATCGAAATGCGTGCCGCGCAGCGAGACGCAGCCCTGGCCGTCAGGGCGGGGATCGCAGACGCGCGCCAGCGCCGTCGTCGAGACAGCCGCCTTCGTTGCCGCGACTCCCGCCGCGCCCACAGCCCAAAAGGGCGCATGGGTGTTGCTTCTGCTAGGTGGCGGGCCCGGTCACGAGCCCTTGATGAAACTGGCGACGACGGCGGTGGCGGTGCCGATCAGCGCCGTTGTGATGTATCCGAGCCAGCGGCGGGTGCCGGCCATTTCGGCTTTGTGCGTTTCCTTACGCACGAAATGCTTGTCGAGCTTGAGGTGCAGGTCGCGCGTCTGTTCCGACATTTTGCGGCTCAACTCCTCGTGCTGGCTGGCCAGCAGCTTCGTCCGGTCATCGGTGCCCCGGGTCCGCTCGTCGATACGCGCAACCATGGTCGCAACGTCTTCGTTTTTCATGCCGCCCTTCCCCGTCATGTCGCCTCGCCGATCGGCAAGGGTTGCTCAAACCGAGGCACCAGACCCCAGAACCAGCGCCAGCGCTCCAGGCCGTAGCCGAAGCGCCAGGGCACCGGCCAGAAGAAGGCGCCGCCGAAACGCACACCCACGTACATCACCGCCGCCATGCCCATGCCCCGCACCCGCAGCACGCACGCCGCCAGCTCGCGGTCGGCGGCAAGGCGGTCTCGCCACGACCCGCCGTGCCAGTAGGCGAGGTCATGGGTTGCCCAGCACGAATGATAGTTGCCGTCCGGCCACCAGGTGCATCCGTGAGTTTCGAACGTCGTGCGCAGCGGCACGACCGGGAAGCGGGAGGTCATCAGGGCACAGGTGGCCAGTGCTTGTCGTCGGCATAGTCGGCCGGGATCGGATCGGCCTCGAGCAGAACGTCGGCGGCGGCGTCGATTGCTTCTAGCGCATCGTTTAACGCGGCAAGAGCGTTGCCACGTGGCGTTTCATTCTTCTTCCGATGCAGCAGTTTCACGCTTTCACGAACAGCCCGTTCCTTTGCCCGCTCAAATGCCGCATCAGACTCGGCGTCGGCGGCCAGCAACTTGCGCCGCCGGCATTCGGCGAGCACATCGTCGACATGCGGTGCTGGCGCCTGATAGTTGGCAACGACAAGCCTGTCTGCGATCACCTTGCAATAATGACGATCGGCAACGTCGGCTTGAAAGGCCGTCGCCCGCCCATCGACGATGGCGGAAATCTGCTCGTGATCCTCATCGACAAATTTCAGATTCTCGAACCGCATATCACAACTCCGCGTCAAGATAGAGGGTGCGCAAGAAGGTGCCGATCGCAATGCCGGCACCATTACCGCCGGTGTAATGCGTCGTCACGATGTATTGAATCCGGCCCGATCGAGCGATTGCGATACTGTCGAATGAAGAGAACGTGTGCCAATACGCATTGGGCGAAAACGAAAGAAACGTGTTTCCCGATGTCGGGTTAGAGCTGATTGTCACCGCTGGCGTTGAAAGACGCATCGGGATTGGTGCCTGCAGCCAATGCTGGATCGCGTTGGCGTAGATTTGAAACCCTTGCCGAATCTCCGAATTGTGGCGGTTGAAGAACCGGGCGCAGCGTAGATACTCCGTCGCCTCATCGACCACCGGGCGATGCGCCGGATAGCGCGGCGAACCGACCATCGAAATATGTTCGATTTCGAGGATTTCACCGACGCCGATCACCGTATCGTCAACCCACAGAACAATACCGAACTGCACGGCGCCAGGTGCGTCGATCGTGATTCCATCCAACGTGGCGTTTGCAAATGCAGCGCCCAGATTGAGGTCAAGAATCTCGCCCTCACGTTCCCAATTCGCCGCCCAGGCCGGTTCGACGCCGGCGGCGGGCCAAGCAGCAACTGGATCCGACGTGATGGCGTCGACCGCCCCTTTCCACGATAGTACCGCCGCACGCACTTTTGTGATCGTCGCCGAACGCGCCCGTATCTGGATACTGACTTTTTCGCGCAAATAGTGATGCGCATCAGCCCACTCAAGGGTTTGCATGAAACCGAATTGTTTGTTCGCAGTTTGAACCGTCGCCCTGTTCCATCCTCCGCCGTCCCGGACAACGTCTACAACGTCGTTACCGTCCGACAGCAACAGCCATCTGTCATGGGTGTATGAATCATCATTGTTCGGAAAGTCGGTTGCCGCCGTATAACTTCCACCACGTTCGGAGATACTGAAATCACTATTGATGGTGATTTCTTTCGCCCGTTGAACGGCGTCGAGCTCCTCTTGGATTTGCGCAGCATAGTAAGACATGCCAGACAACGGGGGATCGCCTGGGCGCGCTACAGGTGCCTGTCCATCAGCCATTATGTGTCCTCATGCGTGAATTTCGGTTGCCTCTTCCATCAGGATCAATCTGGCGCCGTCATCAGCGGCACCCTTGATATCGGCCACATACAGCCGCTCGTACTCGGTGTTCGATAACCCTGCAGCGATCAAGCATCCGGTCTTGAGTGTGGCGATGGGAGCGAACGGCGCGGCGAACGTCACAATGTTCGTGTCGACCGTTTCGACGATTGACTTGACGGTGACCGTGCGGTCGGTGAGCCGGATCGCCACCGACACCGGCGATGTGTCCCAGATATCCGGCAGTGCCCAGATGTCATCGACGGCCCAAATATCCGCAACGTCCGGGTTGCCCAGGTTCAATTCCCCCTCGAGAACAAGACCGGTGACGAGACCACCGACTTCCGTGACCGACTTCACCCATGAGGAACTGGCGTGCAGGTTGATGGCGTCGTGACTGAGGCCGACCATGTCGCCGATCTCAAGGGTTTCGTGCTCAATGCCGACATTGAGGGTCGTGACAATCGATCGATGATTGATTTCACGCAGGGCGAACAATGCGCGGCGCGTGGCTTCGGCAACTGTCCAATTGCCCGGCAATCGAAACCCGTGTAGCTGATCCCGCGTAACCGCGATGTTGCCGCCGAGGCCATCTGCATCATAGCCGTCGAGATAGACGATGATCTCGGCGTTCTTGTAGTCGTCGTCACTGTCACGGAACTCGACCCGATAGGCTTTGACATCATCTTCGAAGCTTCGCGACCATGACATGCCCCGGGTGCTGATGGGCGTGAACAATTGGACGGGGGCCTCGCCGGATCGGTCTTCATCGATCCAGTAGCCCCACAAGGCACCGCGTTTTTTCTTTGCCTCACCTGCCAGCTCGCAGATTGTCAGGAACTCTTCGACCGTCTCCTCACTCAACGTCATGTTGATCCCGAGGCCTTCGGCAACGCAGTGCTCGTAGAAGGCTTGCCACTCCGCATCATTGAGCAGGGACAAGGGCAACGGGTTCGCGTTGTAGGGCCCGGTCAATTTGTTGCGGGCCCAGGCCGCCACATTGCTTGTCGCCGCAACCGTGTTCCAATTGCCGCCGGTAAATATCGGACACCGCCCGGTCACCACCGCCTCGACGGCGGAAACCTGCGTCTTGGCGCGTATCGCTAGTGTCGCTTTCCCGGTCTCGGTCACCGGGTAAACGTTGCGGATCGACTGAAGGTTTTCGTACGTGAGCCGCGTGACGTGGCTCGATTTGCTCTCCAGAACGAAATAGCCGCCGCCGTCAATCGACCATATGTCCATATGAGCGCCGTTGATTTGTGCGCCCTCTCCGGCAAGAGAATGCCCCCGCAGCGTTTGCACTTCATACACACCCGCCGGCCATTGCGCCGGGTCGAGCAAAATGGATGTGGCATCGTCATTGACGAACACATGAGAGCCCGTGCCATCAACAGTGAAATACGCATCGGCCGTATAACTGACGTTGCCGGGCGCGCCGACACCCGGGTTTGTGACGCCGACAAATCGGTGTGACTCGAAACACCGCAATCCCGCCGCCGGGTTGGCGGTCGCGGGCTCAGTGGCAGAATAGATCAGCTTGATCATATAGCGGACCGGATCGGTCTCCTGGCCGCGAAACCTCAGCTCAGGGAGATTTCTCCAGGGCACCGTGCCGACCAAGCGGATCCGTATGCGCAAGGCCATGGAGACGATCGCCGCGGCGCCTAGATAAAAGCCGTTGGCCCACAGGAGGGCAATCCAGATCTCATCGGGCGAGTTTGAGGATTTGCCGAGCGATTGCCATTTCGGCCGCGCGTCCAACACTTGCTGTGTGGTGTCGCCTGGTGAGCTTATGTACGCTTGGTTACCGTTAGAGCGGAATCGATATTCGGATGCTTCAAGCCCGAGCGGTACGAACTTCGCGGTCTTGGTGACAAGGGTATTTTGACCGTCCGACGGCAGTCCCTGAAACGTTTCATATTCGATCAGATCGGCTTGATCGTTGATATCGACATCATTAACCGTGATCGGTCCGGTCCAGTCGACCTCCGATGCGATCTCAAACAACAGATGCACTACCTGATTGACACCTTCGAGATCCACGTAAGGCGTTGCCACAAGCTGCGGCGCGATTTTCTCTTTGCCGACGACGCTCCAAACGGTCGCGCCGGGCTGCAATGGGTTGATCGACGTGCCGGCATCTCTCGGACCTTCAGACGCGGCCTCGGCACCGGGGAACTTCGCTTTCTTGCGGCGGCTGAAAATGTCCGTAATCGCTTTGCCGCCGATCGCCGCAAAGACGCCGAGGGCAGGATTGGAGGCGAACAGCGCCGCGTTGAACAACTGGAACCCGGTGCCGACATCATCGCCGCCTTCGGTGACCATGACCACACGTACGCGTGCGCACGGTTTCGGCCGGATCCGGGGCCACAGAACCGGCGGCACCAGGACACCATTGATGAGCACGACAAGGCATTCATGATCGCGCACGATCAGCCCGGGCGCATCAGCAACAATGTCGGCCACGGAAAGGCCATAAGGCGCGGCCCATTTAATGTCGGCCTCCGGTCCGCAGCGGACGGTGACGTCGATGAGATCAAGCGGAATGTTCATAGCGCCAGATTTGGTTGATCCTGTTTTTGACAGTCTTGTGATCGAACGGAACGCACATCACACCCGTGGTCGCCGTCGTGTGCATGATCCGCCGCGGTCCGGTTACCGTGCCGATGTGGAGCGGCGCCGGGCCTGCTTCGGTCATGCAGCGCATCAAGGCGAGGTCGCACTGGCGCTCATCACCGTCGGCTATGGGACTCCAGACAAGGCGGTTTTTCTCCTCAGCGATCGCACCGGCAATGCCATCGGGATCATCCTCATCGATCCAATCCCACAGTGGCAGTTCGGTCCCGCTCACGACGGCGCAGTAAATCCGGTGGATCCCCCAACAATCAGCGCCGGCCCAGGTGCGGCCGCGCCGCACATAGGGGATGCGCTGCATGCGTTCGAGTAACAGCACCTGGTCACTCGTACAGCGAGGGATAGAGGGCCGGCGTTATGCGGGTCCGTGTCACCGGTTCGCGGCCATACTGGACTTGCGAGACCGTGCCGGTGACGTGCATCGCATCGACCCGAACGCCATAGAGCTGCAAATGGTCATAGGTGGTTTCGATGGTGTCCGGAGACGACGTCAGAACGCGCATGAACTTGACGTTGATGCGACCGGTAACACTGCGAAGTGTGATCCCGATCTCATTGGTTACGTTCGCCATTTGGAAAGGTGCCGACGGCTCGCGCGTCGATTCTTTCGGCCGCTGAATTCTAAACGGCAGTTCCTCATAGGTTTGGCCATTTGAGATGATCGGCGCTGTGTCATTGCAGAACCGCCGCGGACTGTTCGGGATCTGCGGGTGCGAAATCTCAAGCAGCCACTTGAACACTTTCGACGTGCGATTTACGAGAGCGGCCTCGATCGCCGGTGGTGATGTGAGGGGCATCAGGGCAGCCTCACCATGGACACCGTTGCCAAAAAGCGGTTGCCGGAGATGGCTGTAAATCGCGGCCGGCGCATCAAAAACGGCACGGTGTCACCTTGTATCGGATCTGGAAAATTCACCGGTACCGTTCCGTAAAGAAGGTTGTTCCGCCAAAGCGTGAAAGCGATAGTGGCCTGCGCTGTGGTCAACCGGAACGCGGCGACCATATCAACAGCTTCCGTCGAATCGCGCGAACGTTCCAGTGGCAACGAATATTCCGGTTGATGCTGGACAATGTTGCCACGCGGCAAATAGCTGAATCCGCGCGCCAGGGGACGCTGCGGCAAGGTGAGCGGCCAGTCGACCATTAGCGCAGATCCTGCGGGCGGGTAAGATCAAACCGGTTTGCGAGCGTTTCATCCAGCACGCCGGATGCCACCGCACCAACAAGTTCTTCTGCGATATCAACCCGAACATCCGTACCACCGGCATCATTGCGCGCCGCAGTCGCTCGGACGTCGACACCGGCCGAATCGTTGACCGTGATGTTGACGGGAACGGACACTTCAGGAACGCTGCCCCGCACGCCGAGCTTGCCGCCGATGCGGCGCAACGGAAACACGCCCTCATCTTCGCCCGGACGCTCGCCGGCAACGATGATCGACGGGTCGGACACCACACCGCCGTCGCCAAAGAACGCGATCGGATTGCCGCCGCCTCCAAAGCCGCCTCCACCAAGTCCGCCTCCCCCGAGCAACCCGCCGAGCAGTGACCCGATACCACCACCGCCACCGGACGCACCGCCGAAAATAGTGGCAATGCCCTGCCGGAATGCGAGCCGTGTGAACTGTTCTATTGCGCCATCAACAAGCGACTTGAAGCTGAACTTGCCGGTCTTTACAAACTCGACCGCCGCGTCTTCCATACTGCGATAGGCCGACACGACGGCTTTCTGCATGAATGCCGCGTCGTTGGTAACTTCGTCACGCACCTGGGCGAAGCCGCGGCGGATGCCGCTCTGTGCGTCCCGTGCTTGCGACAGCGCCTGGCGTTCAATTTCCTCGCGTGCCCGGGCAGCTTGTGTTTCGCTGATCAGGTTCTCGGCAAGCAGACGATTGATGTCGGCCAACGCCTCGATGCGGCGCTCTTCGGCACTGCGGGTGCGGTCGATCAGAGTTTCCGCCTCACGTTGCAGATCGTTCAATTCGCTTTGCTGTGTCTTCTCTTCCTCGAGCGCCAGAACAAGATCCCGGATCGTCTGCGCCGCCGCATTGTTCTCGTCAATGCCGGCACGGCGCAGGGCGTTGTGAACCGCCTGTTCTTCGTCAACCCGGCGCAGCTGCTCGGCTTCGAAACGCAAGGCTTCCACGACCTGATTGATCTGATCGAATTCAGATTGTCTCGGCGATCGGGTGTCACCGTCGCCATCATTCTCGAGCTGCTGCTGCGCGGCTGTGCGCAATAGCAGCTGCTCCTCGAGGAGTACCAGTTGCTCGCGAAGCGGATTGACATTGTTGACGCCACGGTTCCCCAGGAATTCGAAAAAGAGGTTATTCTCGGATAGCTCGCGAGATCGCTCAAGTATCCGCTCCTCCTGCTCCAGCAACTCACGGGTTTCCTGCACTCTGCGCTGAAGCCCGCGCATGGAGACGGTCTCGAGGCCCCGGAAATTATCGACGGTCTCACCAACGAACTTGGCGACGTCGGCGAACAACCGCGCGCCCTCAACCAGTAGAGGCGCCAGATCGACAAAGGCGCCGTTGACCTGTACGTCGATGACGCGCTGCATTATCTTCAATTCATCGTTCAAGCCGTCGGCCCGACGGATGACATCGTTGTCGATGACAAGGCCGAGATCGCGCGCCTCCTGGCGCAATTGCGCCATGGCGCCGGCTCCGGCTTCGAGCAACCGCACCAGCTGTTCACCACCGGTACCGCCGAACAACTCATCGGCGACACGGATCCGCGCGGCTTCCGTGCCGAGTTCCGACATGCGATCGATGACCTCATCGAACAGCGCGCTGGAATTGCCCAACTTGCCGGCCAGTTCATCCTGTTCGAATCCCAGGCGCTGGAAGGCCTCAGCCGCCGCACCGCCGCCGTTCACGGCAAACTCATCGGCCCGCAACAGCAATTCTTTTTGCGAATCCGTGAGCGCATCGATCGAGATCCCATACCGCTCTGCCGCAACCGTCAGTTCCTGGAATTCTTCAGGGGTTACACCGGCCTGCCGGGCTTGATCGTTGATTTCCGCATAATCCGCCAGCGCTTCACGCGATTGAAACAGTGCTGCGGTAAACAACCCGACGCCGGCGGCAGCGGCAATGCCTGCAGGACCGAACGCCGACAGAACAGACGCGCCGGCGCCCGCCCGGTTCGCCCATCCCTCAATCTCATTCCGTCCGACATTGGCGGCGGCGTTGACGGCGAGCAGTCCACGGCTTGCCGGCTGCGATGCGCTTTGCAGCTTTTCAAGAGCCTTTTGGCCCTTGGTGCCGAGCTGCACCAGGGCCCGCTCGACGACGTCGGCATCTTTTAGCGACAGCTTGATCGGCAGATTGCGGGTGTTCATTCAGCGTTACCCTTTGTCATGGCGGCCACAACGCCCTGATCGACGGACGGCAACAGTGCCGCGGCGATGCGGCGATCGACTCCCAAGTCGACACACATGGCCATCACAGGCCCGTAATCGAGGCCGATGATGGTCCCCATGCCGGCGGTGCGGAGTTGCCCCTCACACCGGCAAATCACTTTCCAGAAAGCCTGCGCCTCAAACAGGACCGGCGCATATTCACGGTAAGGACAACGGCTATCGTCCAGACCGGTCTTGCCTTCCGAACAGGCAAGACCTTCATCACGGCACGTCGCGCAATATTCGGGACCTTCGCCAAAGTGCCAGCGGGCGAGATCCCTTAGTCTTTTCCCTCCGCGTCCAGGGCGGCATGGGCGGCCGTGTATTTGACAATGAAGTCCTCGCAAGAGGCATGATCGCGCATCAGCTTGATGATGTTCTGCGGCGTCACTTCCGCCGGTACCGTCGGCTTGTCATCTTCCGGAATGTCCTCGGTACAGTTTGGATCGGCAACCACAACGCCATCCCAGGCGATAATGCCGTGGATCCCCAGAGCCTCGGCGAACAGCGCCTGCTCAAATCCGTAACGGCCGGCAGGTGTCGACAGGTCGAAATTTTCCGGGCCCGGCTTCCCGGTCTCGCGGGCGTTCACCGCGTCCATCACCCGCTCGTATGAATAGAACTTCGCCGCTTCGTAGACGGCGGTCTCAAGCGGGCGGACTGTCAGGTTAACGCCGTTGGCGAGCGGGATGTCATAAGGATCGCTCGGCAACGCCCCCAGGCGCACGACCATCAGTAAGCCGCCACATCGTTCTTCAAAGTGACCTGCACCAGCTGCTCGCCGGGCGCCGCGCCGGAGGCGGACCAATCGTAGGTCGCCGCGACGCCGCCCGGGCCATTCACCGGCGGCACCTTCTGCGGCAACCACACGCGCGGCAGATTGAACGTGCAGTGATAACCTTGCGCGCCATCGATGATGAACCCGTAATCCAGCTCTGCCGAGACGCCGGTGTCCATGGCTGTGACCAGGGCGGTGTCGCCGGTGTAACGCACCGCGACATTACCGCGCCCTATCTGACGCGAGTAGTCCACATCTTCAATGTAGTCATCGGGGCGCAACGCCTCGATCGCTTCAAGATTGTGATTGAACTCGAACGACCCGCCGGTAACGATGCCATCGATCGCACCGTTGACCTTGACGGTGCCGCGTTTGTTGAGAAACCTCAATTCGGGGAGAACCGTCGGCGCGGCGTCCTGTGTGGCACCACTCTTGCCGACCGCCTGGGCAATGCCGGTGATCGTTGCCACGGCACGGCCACGACGCGACATGTCGAAAGCTATGGAGCCGGGACGAAACCCGGTGATCATCTGATAGACCGGTGTTTGCAGCTGGACGTGACCGAGCTCGATCGACGCGCTCAGCGGATCGCCACCGGACTTGAACGTATGTGTCCAGGTGCCATCGAGATTGTCGACGGTCACCGGCGCCCCAAACAGGAGTTTCAACCACAAGCCGATGTTCTTGAGGTCGAACGGCACCTGAAAACTTGATTGCACCGCTTCCGGTCCGAGGTCGGGATCCTGCGCCTCCGGTCCCTCACCCGCCAAAGGTTCATCGTTCAACGCCACATCGCGACCGGGATCGGCATTGATGAACGGCACCTGATTGTAGCCGGCCGCCGGGAAGGTCCCATAGGTCACTTCGGGGATCATAATCAACCGCGCGTCAGACCCGTAAGCCCTGTTCCTCGCCATGATGTCTCTCCTTGGTTAGCCGAGCGGGCTCGGCGCGTCATAGTCAAGCGTTATGGAAAATTCCGCCGAGCGTATCGGCTCTGAGCCGGGCTCGACGTCGTCGTCGTAGACAGGCCCCTCCGCCTCCGCCATGTCGACCACACCGCCGAGCGTGTCGTCGACGTCAAGCTGCGCTGAAATCGCCGCGAGGATTGCCTCGACACCGGCTCGGCGCGTGACATCGCTTCGATGCGCGATCGCAACCGTGATCGTCACGGGGCGGTTAAAAAAGTAGGTGACCGGCGACAGGCTGACGTCCGGGCCATCTTCGCTTTCGCCGTCGGCAAAGGCGATCAAACCGGAGTCCGGCAGCTCTTCGAAGTTCGGCTCGCCGCGAAACACCTCTGGCGTGCCGGCAAGCGGTGCCGGCAGGACCGTTGCCGCAGCCGCAGCCTTCAGCATTGTGTCAAGCGCGACCGCTGCCGCCTCGTGTTTGCCTGGCATCTTGAATGTCCATTTCTGCAACGATGCGGCGCGGCAGATCGTTCAAGGCAAGCCGCACCACATCATCGATATTGAGCCGCTTCTTGATCCGCACCTCCGGCACCAGCACGAACATCGGCACCACGCCGAACTTCAAGACATCCTCGGTGCGCCGGCGACGTCCAGATCCGAGCAGCCGCGAGGCGTTCCGTCCCGACAGGGTTGAATTGACAAAGGCCTTTTGCTGGATCTGACCGCGGCGCGATTTCGATTGTGCCGAGGCAACCCGGGCGAACAGGATCAAATTGCCGTTCTTGGCGCGGGCCACAAAACTGTCCTTCAACTGATCCGGCTTGAACAACACGCGCCCGCCGCGGCGACCCGCCTTGCGGTTGAAATTCGTTGGAATCGCCAGATACTTCGATTTCGTCGGGCGCACCGTTACCCCTTGATCAAGGGCCTCGATCGCCCGGCGAACGCCCCGGCCGTTGGGAAAGATAATCGACACCATGTCGAACGGGTTCCCGCGGCCCGAAAAATGTTTGTGCCGCCAGGCGCGCCCCAACTTGCCAAGGCCAGCCGCTTCGGTATGGGCTTTCAGATCGTCTTTCAGCTCATCGCCGGCGCTGCGCAACGCACGCCGCAACGGCGGGGCGAGATTGCGGACTTCGTCGCGCATTTCCTCGCGAAGATCACCGAGCAACGCGGCGCCAAGTCTCATTCGCCGCCGGGCTCACTTTCAGTGCTGGCGGCGGGGAGAGCCTTGGCAGGTTTGGCTTTGGCCTGTTTTTCGATCAGGTTGCACGCAAGCATACCGGCTGCCATCGACGCGGTGACTTCATCGTCGGTTTTCGGCGTCTCAACCACCGTCAGATTTTGCGTGTCCCGAAACGTGCGACCGCGAAACGGCCGGTTTTGTACAACGCGGTAATGTTCGGCTGTTAGGTCTGGCATGATGTCCTCATTACTTGGTAACGGCGACGATCCACTCGAGCCCATAACGATCCCGGCGATCTGCCGTGTCGATCAGATAGGTGATGCCGGTCGCCGTTTCCGTGACCGCATCGTCTTTCTTCGGGGCCGCGACTTCACTTGCCCGGAAGGCAAACCAGGTCTCGGCTTGCCTGACCTCGATCGTACCGAGGTCGGCGACCTGGTCGCGCGTGGTGGGAACAACCGTCACATCCGTCGCGGGCCCTAGAACCTGCAGGTTTGAATCCCATACCTGATAGGTTCCCGCTTCACCGAAGTGGGCATACTTCGCATCGATAACTTTCTGTGCGAACGCGCGACCGGACATGACGGTTGGCCGTGTTAACCGTTGCCGCCGGTCGGCGGGTTGCCGCCACTGGCAGTTTTGCCAGTTTTCTCGGCTTCCGCTTTGGCAGATTCAACAATCGCTTCCGTTTCATCGGTCGCGGCTTTGACGATCTTCGTCGCTTCAGTTTCGGCAGACTCGACGATCTTTTTCGCTTCATCCGTCGCGGCGGTGGTGAGCTTTGCTGCTTCCGCCTTGGCATCGTCGACGATCTTTTTCGCCTCATCCACCGCGGCGCTGACGATTTGAGTTCGCTTCTCCTCTGCGACTTTCTCGACGGCGGCGTCAGCCGACTTTCCGCGTGCGCGCTTGCTGAGGGGCGCGAGTGTTCCCGCCGCAACTAGGCGTTCGGCGTCTTTTTCGTCGAGCGAAAGCGTGTCTCCGAGAGTAAAAGTCTGATCGTCCTTTTCGCCGAGCTTGAGAGTTCCGCGCACGACTTCATATTGCTTTTTGGCCATCGATTTTGTCTCCTGAATTCAAGTGTGGAAGGGGCGCCCGCATCGCTGCGAGCGCCCTTCAATCATGTGTCAGCGTTTCCGGCTGATCAGTTGACGGTGGCGCAGAAACTCGCGTCAGTACGAGCTGGCACCGGCAGGGGCGCTGATTGGCTCATAACGTTGCGCGTGGATGGATTTTGCTCGTCCCAGATCTTCGGGAAGATCTCCAGCTCCTGCAGCGAACCGACATCTTGAATTGCGCCGTGCGCCTGGACGCCCTCGATATCCACACTGCCAAGGATGACGGTGTAATCGGGAAGCAGACGTTGCGTTGCGCCGGCTTCGTCCTCATACGTGTCATTGTAGAGCCAGAACGTGAAGTCGCCGAAGGACCCGAGATTACGAGCGTCGGAAATTCTGTTTCCGACCGTAACGGCTGCAGTCTCGAGGCCCGGCGATTCCGTGCCGCGGCGGTTATCTAGCACATTGTTCACATCGACATTCTCGCGGAACAACCGCCATGCGAGCTTGTCCATGACAACATCGGTCGGCGAGGTGCCGGATGCGTCCTGCACCAGGCCGGCCCAATCTTCAAGGCTGTCGAGCGGCTTGACGCCCGCCTGCCCCCAACGTGCCGCGCCGGCAAGTGTCACCGTCAAGCCGGTGTCACGTCCGTAATCAACAATCACTTTCGGATAGTCTTGCCCTTCGACGGTCACCATGCCGGTGCGCAATGCTTCGGACGCCATAATTTCCTTGCGTCGCAGAATGCTCTTTTGCTGTTCGGCGAGGATACCTGTGATCGTCGCTTCGAGACGCGCCACCGGTGTCATGTCACCCGTATAGCGTTCGCCGGCAAGGCGTTTCATCGCGCGGCCAGGCTTGACCGTCTCCATCGGCTTTACATATGCCGGTGTAAACGACCTGGTCGTAAATCCGCGTGATCGTGTCGGCCTCGCCGCCACTTCCGGATGCACGAACGGTGCCGGCTTATGGCTTGTTTCGAGTTTGTCAAAATCGATCGCTTCCGTATCGAACGTCTGAATGAACGGGAAAAATGTGTCCAGCAGGAACGCTCGCGGACGCCGCAAGTCTTCGACTACCTTCACCAGCGTCCTGGTGTCATAAGCACCAATGTCAGTCATGGTCTCAGTCTCCAATTATGGGAATAGAACGCGCGTAAACCGGCCTACAGAACCAGCGGTTCACGCAGGAACAAAGGCGTGCCCTCGAAGGCGAGCGCCACGGATGCCGCGTCATGGCCAGCGCCATAAACGAGCTTGGTCGGATCGAAGTGACCGGACTTGAACATCGGTGCGACCACATCGGCGGCAGCTGCCGCGGCGGCAACGGCGGCAATGCCGATCGGGGTTTCCGAGCCGTCGCCGGCCGCAGCCAGCGACAGAATAACTTTGCCGCTAGCGGTGATCCTGCCGACAACGCCGTACTGAGCGAGATCCGCTCCGGACGCTACGGTTTCAGGTTCGGTAAGAACCGGATAGTCACTGACAATGATATCGTCCAGCGACCGGGTAAACGTTTCACTTCCAGCCATTTTCATCTCCAATTGCTGCACGACACTCTTGATCAGAGTTGGCGGGCGTGCCGCGTGCCCGCCTCAGATCCGTCGCCGGATCAATCCTTGCGTACGCGGTGCCCGCCGCCGGACGCTGCGTACGCGCCGATCATGCGTTTGGCGGTATCGCCTTCGGATGCCGAGCCATCGCCACCACCGGATCCGATGGCGGGTGTCTTGGTTCCCGCCATTCGATCGGCGAGCGAGCCCTCACGGCCGGACGCCTTGAGCGCTGCGATCGCGTCCTTGGCCGACATGTCGGTTTCGAACGCCAGGTGCTTTGCGAGCTTCCCGCGTCCTTTGGCTTCCGGGGCGTTTACGATGGCGGAGATGCGAGCCCGTTCGGCCGACTGGGCGGTCTGTTCGCCCTCGTCTTCCGCATCGTCCTCTTCATCATCGTCATCGCCATTTCCGTTATCGTCTTCGGCCATTTCGTCGTCGTCGTCGCCTCCGGCGTTGCCGTCGGGGACGGTGTTCTCCGCCTCATCGTCCTCTTCACCATCGATGATTTTCTCATCATCGTCGGTCTGGCCTTCCGCCTTGCGGCGACCCTGATTCCTCAAATCTGCGAGAGACATGCTGTTTCCTTTCGTTGGGGGCTTCGCACGGATGGGCGTCGACGCGGATGCGCTGCGGCCCGACAATTGGTCCAGAAAACTTTCAAGGGCATCGAGGGGCGCCGCGACCGCATCGGCCAGGCCAATGTCCACCGCATCATCGCCCTCAATGCATGCGGCCTGGGTAGCCCGTGCCTCTTCGGAACTGAGGCGGGCGCCGCGATTGCGGCCGACCGTGTCCAAAAACAGATCCCAGGTCCCGTCGACCCGAGCCTGAAAGTCGGCGCGCACATCGTCCGGCAAGGGTTCGAAGGAATTGCCGTCCGTCTTGTGTTCGCCCGCCTGAATGAACGTGACGGCCATGCCGTTTTTCGCCAGCATCTGCGAGAAATCCACATGCATGCAGAGCACGCCGATCGAGCCGACAAGCCCGGTGCGCGGAACCGTGATGTGATCGGCGGCCGAGGCAATCGCATAACCGGCCGAGCAAGCGTTCTCGGTGAGGATGGCATGTATCGGCTTTGCCGCCCTGGCCTCGAATATCGTATCGACCAGGTCGAAACACCCTTGAACGCCACCGCCAAAACTGTCGACTTCAAGCACGATGCCACGGATCCGCGCATCGTCGGCCGCAAGCCGGATTTGCGCCGACAACCCCTCGTATGAGGTCTCACCGCTGAGACTGCCGATCCACCGCCCCTTGTGAACCAACGTGCCCTCGACAGTGATCACCGCCACGTCCTCAACGACATCGAACGGCCACTTGCCGGATTCCTGCAAGTTGCTGTGCAACTGATCAGAAATGACGCCCATTTGCTGCGGCACGTTTGAATGGAACGTGATGGCCGGCAGATTCCGCCACTCGCCGGCATCGGCAATGTGGTCCCGGGCTATGACCGGTTGACCCGCCTGATGCACGGAACTGATTTCGCCGATGCGCCCGTTAAGGCCATACAGGACAGCCGCCGCCTTGCGCGGCTCCACCATCAACGGAACATTAAAGATCTGCTCCGCAATCATCGGATTGCGGATCTGGCCTTGCGGCATGACCGAGGTCTCCTAGTTTTGCGGGCGTTGTTCCTGCCGGTCGCTCGCCGGCACCACGCCGAGAACGGCGCTCGTGTCTGTAGACAATCCGCGATCGTCCAACTCTTTTCGCTCGCGGGCCCGTTGCGCGATCACGTCGCGCCAATCAAGGCCCTGTTCGGCGCATTCCTGTTCAAGGGTCGATGTCATGGTTTCCATGCGGACCTGCGCGCCCTGCGCATCCTTGACCGGATCCACGTAACCGCGCGGCGGGCCGATCCATGCGGCGCGGGCGTAGGCTGCCGGCATCTCATGGAAGCCGGGAGCGCCTGCGGGAATATCGACATACCCCTTGTCGAACGCCTCCTCGAGGAAGGCGAGGTAGATCGGCGACATGACGCTATCGGCAAAGAACCTGGATCGCGCCCGGGCCCACCGCCACACCTCATTGAGGGCAGCACGCGCCGATGAATAGTTGGTTTTCGACCAGTCCATCGACAGCTGCTCGTAGGACATTCCGGTCGCCGTTGCGATCGACTGCAAAAACGCCGCCTGGAAACTGGCGAATTCCGATGTTTGGCGACTATCTGAGTTCATCGAGATTTCATCACCGATGGGCAGCACCGGGATCCGCACACCGCCGAGGCTGACCGGCGCTTCGGAGTAGTGTTGTGCGCGGGTCAGTTCCATGTTCGCGATCGAGCCGCCGGAAGTCTCAAGCATTTCCGCCGCACTCGCCGGGTCCAGCCCTGATTTGATGAACGCGGCGAACAGCGCATTGATGGTGGCGTTCGCCAGCTCAAGATTGCGGAACTCGCCGAGCATGCGAAACTCGCCGACGATCGAGGCCATGTCCGGCACGCCGCGGGATTGATCGGCCCGATCGGCTTCGAACGCATGGATCACCACCGGGCGGCCCCATTCGGTCTCCCGCTCGACAAAATCCCACTGCGAGCTGCGGGCGGAGAAGGTCATCCAGTCACCGGGATGCGCGCGACGGAACCAATAGCCGATTGGTGCACCATCCTCATCGAGCGCAACACCGCGGCGCAAGAATTCCGTATCCATGCGGTCTTGCGGGTTCGACAGACGATCGGGATCGACCACCTGCACGCATGTTGCATAGCGTGCACCACGTTCGGGCTTCCATTGCATCAAACCGCAGGCCTCACCCGTCTGGCGAAGCTCTTTCATGAACAGCATCTGGATGCCGCTCATGGTGTACCGTCGATGCAGGTCACATCGCTTTAGCGGATCATCGGCGAACTGAGACCATTCGGCCTCTATGCGATCGCCCATTTCCAGCGCCTGCTCGGGTGTAATCCCAAGGGCGCGATGATCCGGTTTCGCGGAAAGCCTGAGGCCGCCGCCAACAAGCATGTCCGATGTTTTGACGATGGCGCTGTGTGCATGCCCATCGTTGCGCACCAGGTCGCGCACCCTGGCCACGGAACGATCGCGGTCGCGCAACCAATCGCCGTCGGCCGAACCGAGATGCGGATTCCATGCGGCCAGATCCTGCGCCTGGGCCGATGCTGCCCGATATTGGGCATCAGGAAGCGACACCGATGCCTTGCGGCCATCTTCGGCAACTTCGAACAGTTCGATTTGTGTTGCCATCAGAACCGTATCCCGACGGCGCCGCGGGCCGGCTTGCCGTCCCGTTCGGCTTTGAGCCTTGCGATGTACCCTTCAAGGTCGGCGCGATTCGCGGCCGTGTACCGAATGCGGCCGTCCTCATATCCGACCTCAACTTCGGCGGCACCAATCAGCAACCTGTGCAGCGCGGTTTCGGCTTCTGTGATTTTTTCGTCGAGTGTCATCACTTGTCACCAGAATTGAGTTTGCGGATCTTCGCGTAAGCATTTTCGAGCTCTGACGGCCCGTCATCTGCCGGCGCGCCCTGCCCCGGCGGCACTTCGGTCAACATGTCCTCGATATCCAGTTGGCTTTCCGGCGGCGGGGTTTCCCACTCACCCTCGAGGCGGTCCCAAACGCTATCGGGCCATTCGCGGACACCGTGCCGAATTGCAGCGGCGTAGGCTTGATTGAACGTGTCCAGCGCTTCGTTGGCCTGGCCCGGTTCCTTGTGCCACTTGTACTCAACGAACCCCGTGCGCTTTTGCACCGGAACCCGGCTCTCCGAGCAGAGCTGGCGGAAATACTCATCCTCAAGACCGAGCGGAAAGCCGATGTAACCGCGCTCATGCGGATCGGTTTTTTTCAAGTCGCGATAGACGCCCATTTTCATCGGGCTGGCGCCGAAGTTGAAAAACCGACGCGACCACTTGAGCAGCTTCCCTGCCCGGCTGCGCTCCCGCTTCACCTGCGCGAACAATGGCGCGGTGTCATATGGAGCGCCACGGACCATGATCGCCTTGGACGTCGGGTGCATCTTGACCCATGGCCAGACATCCTCGGTCCAGGCATTGCCATCAATTGCGGCAAGCGCGATCGGCATGTCGCGGCCGACCGAATTGCGCCATGTCAACTTGATGAACTCCGACAGACGGGCCCGCGTGCCCTCTTCGGAGATATGGCCCTCAATGACCTTGTACTCGACAACCCACTTGCGGCGATCCCGCCCCCAGGCAATGACCTGACACTCAACGCGGTTTTTCTGGCAATCGATGCCGCAGGTCAGCACCAGCCCGCCGGCGGGGACGCGGCCGCGCACATAGTGCGATTCCAGCGCCCGATCCCTGATTTCTTCCCAGGGCGGCGCATCGCCTTTGAACTTGAAGGCCAGCCCGACCGTGTCATTCAGGAACACGCGCTCGCGCTCGGTATCGCCCTGGGCCTCGAACCACTCCGCCGCGATGTCAGACCATGATTGGATCGGCGCGTATGCCGACCACAGATGAAAGCTGATCGTTGTCGCCTTCGGGTTTTCCGCAATCCACTTGCCGCGCAACACCATCTTGTGGCGGTGCTTCTGCTCGATCACGCAGCCGTTCAAGATGCAGGTGAAATGCGCCGACTCCGGCTTGCCCTCTTCAAGGTTCGCCAGCATGTTGTCCCACTCCAGCGTCTGGAAGTGGCCACACTGCGGACAGGGAACGTGATAATATTCCTGCGTGCCCTTGAGGAAGTTCCGCGTGATCCGGCATCCCGGCTCAATCAACGGCGTCGACGTCTTGAAAATCTTCGCGAACTTGAACCCGCGCGATCGGGTGTTGGCTTGCGTCTCTGGATCGCCGGCGGCGTTTCTCTCCCATTTGGAAAGATCGTCATGCACCGCCCGTGGCATCGAAATCATCGACAGCGATGCTTCCGAGTTGGCGCCCGATATGGTCAGCGTCGAGCGGCCGTCGCGACTCTCCTGGAACAACACACTTTCACTGGTGTCGCGGCTGCGACCGGGAAACAGTTTCCGCAACGCCGGCGACTGGCGGATAAACTTTTTCCATTTCAGTTTCGACCAGCGCTTGGCGTTTGGCTCGGTCGGATGGACAAACAGAAAATCGCACGGGTCTTGATCAAGGGTGCTACCGGCAAAAATCTGCGCAACCACCGTCCCGCCGAGCTGCGCCGACTTGCGCCACACCACGATGCGGGCCGGATGCTCCGGGCTCAACACCTCAAGGATGCGATCGTTGAACGGGAACTGACTGCGATCGTATCGCCCGGGCAGATCACTCTCGGTGCCGAATACGACGTTTTCTTCCGCCCAGCTCAGATGATCGACCGGCGGCGGCGGCGTGATGACATCCCCGAGCGATGACCACATGAGCCATTCGGCATTGACCAGCTGCACGGTCATTCAGCGGCCTCGACAAATGGTTCCTCTTCGACGGCGATGAACTGCGGTACCGCGCCGGCTTTCGCCTTGGCGTTGTCGGCCGCACTTGCCCGCGTTGCGCGATAGCACTGGCGCAAGGCTCGCAGGATCACCGCAGGTTCCGCGTCGACTTCCGCCGCCAGCTGCTCGGCCCATCCGGGCAGTGCGCCATCGATCACGTTGATCACATGCGCAACTGCCCGGTTCATTTCCGCCTTTGCTTCGCGGGTCAGCGTATAGAGGCCATCACGTTGGCGCTGCTCAACCTGGGCGTTTTCCAGTTCGATGCGCGCCCGGGCGGTCTTGATCCGCTTGTACTCGGCATCCGCCGTGCTCGGCACGCGCGACCCGAGATCGGTGCGCATCTTTTGCCCCGGGTCCAACCGCTCGGCGATCTGCCGATCGGCCACTTCAACGCGGATCTGCTCTTTGCCCTCATGATCGACAAGCGCATCCCCACTGATTTTGCCGGCGGTAATCCATTGCGTCACCGCGCCAGGCGAAACCCCGCAATGCCGGGCATAGGCCGACTTGGTCAGAATTTCAGGTTCGGCGGCGGGCGGTACCGCAGCAGCGCCCGACGCACCACCGCTCGTTTTCCGCACCGATGCCATAAACTAAAACACCTTTGTTTTTCCCTGAATACTGCCGTTTTTCATCATGACCACCGGCGAACCTTTTAGCCTTTTAGGCAATTTCTAAAGCCTCAAACTGGCGGATTCCCGCGCACAAGCCGCCCGTGTTCGTTTTGTGGGCAGGAAGGACCCGGCGAGTTCCAAAAATGGGGCGGTTCGTTGACAGTGCCCGGGGCCGTCTTAGGGCAAAGAGGCGTCCAACCCGCCGGAGTTGCTCAGATGACAATGTCGAACGTCCGGACATGCGTCCGCCCTCAGTGGGGGCACCACCGCGAGGGCTGGATGGAATGAACTTCGGACACATTCCACCTTAAGCGTCGTTGGCGTGGTTTGCGCCTCGGCCTGGGTCCACCGCGTCTCGGCTCACTCAATGGAAGTGGCTGACTGTCGGATCGTGGATCGTCCACAAGTGATCTGACGCTACGCCGGCCAAATCACAAAATCAAGGGGTGCTGGGTGCGTGCCCATTGTAACCTGGACGAGCACATTTTGTGAGGGTAGTTACTAAGGCAAGCTTGCTATCCACGCCTTGTCAGCTTCCCACGCAATCTCGGCCAACTTCCCTACCGGCTCGTTGGCAAATGCGCCCATAAGGAAACACAACGCAGACCACAAGATCCTCTTGAGGGTACGTGTCCTCCATTGTTCAATACCACTTCTGCATTTTTCTCTCGCTCACAGAAGGTTGATACTGTGTGGTCGAATGTTCTGTACACACATGATGCCATGGTCATCCATGGTCGCGAATATCTACCAAGATACGTACCAACGACGTCTGGTTTGAGGTTGTGGTTTACGCACTTATTAAACCGTTAGCTTCCTCAGCTTCTTACTTCAGTATTGACTGCACATTTTGTTTTTTCCGTTCGTGCTGTATTATTGCGTAACTCTTGTGGACGTTTCGGGGGAAAGTCTTGATCTTCTATCCACCATACGGCGCGACGTGCGAGCTTGATTTGCGGGCAGACGGGGCAACCTACGCACCCAGTCAAATGCTCGGTGATCGCGTCGGCGGTCGGAGTCATGGGTGGCTCACGCATCACGACAACCTGAAAATCGCTGCAGAATACAACACCGGTGCCGCGGTTCTCGAGAATCTCCGATTGTTGCTTAGCATCGCCATGAACGGATCACTGCTGCAGCGTTTCCTCGTCAATCCACCGACTGGACTGATGGCCGAGTATGGATTTGTCGAAACGGAGATCTTGGGCGAGCACGTGTTTGTTCCGAGTGAAAAGCGATTCCGCTCTCTCTTAATCGACCCATTTATCGACCCTAAACTCGAAGAACTGGATAACTCTTTCGCGCAACATCTCTGGGAAATCGAGCAAATTCCGAGCATCGCCGTCATCGATGTCGGGGCTATCGAACTGAACAGCCCGATCCGGCTGAAGTTCAACCTTTGGCCCGCAATTCGATCTCGCAAAAAACAGCTAGCCGAGACAGAGCAAAAGGCCTTTGGTATCGCAAGCCGGATGGTTACATACGGGACACTTTTGGTCGTCATAACGGGATTGTACGCCGCAGCAGAAGTGCCTAATCCTGATATTGCCTCGGAGCAGCAGTGTGTTTCGGTTGAGTTCACCGGCCTTTCGCAAGGTAACGCGGCGACGCTTTGTGAAGACGCCCGCATGCTCGCCGATCAATTGCGCAGCAACTCAGAGAGCGCGAGGACCGAAGCCCAGCAAAGAGCACTGTCATCCATCGGCATCAATCCCGGCCCCATTGACGGTAAGGACGGCCCGCGGACCCGTTCCGCCAGAAACAAGTATGCTCAAAGGCACGGGTTCGCGAACTGGGACACAGATCCTGAAATGTTGATCAACTTGCTGGCACTGGAAGCGTCGCTCTCGAGACTGAACGCGGCGCGCAACTGATCCGCGTTACAATTCGCGTCGACCTGGGTCCACCGCGTCTGGGCTCACTTAAGGCCGCAAGTCAATCAACGTCCACAAGTGATATTGTTTACTAAACAGTCGCCGGCCCGAACAACAACGCCCGGTGTGCCTTGGCCGGTTGCATTCACTCTTACGATCTCAATGTGATTAGAATTCACCCTTACACAGTTAGCGTGAACGACGCCGTTTCCAGCTGGCATTGAGATGCCATCGATCGTGAGAGTTTCAGTGGAACCATTTCTTTCGTAGTTGATCTTCACAGAATTGCTACCGCCGGCACATATGCGATGATCTCTTGGGTACTGCGTATCCGCGATCGTCTGGACTTGACTGCTAAATCCACCTTGAGCGAAATCGATGTTTCGGTAGTCGCCAAATCTTCCGGTAGGTGTTCCGGAATTATCATGATCGAAGGCTTGAATAATTATTGTACCCGTAATCTGCGGATCCATAGCTACGTAAACTTTCGATGCGCTGATAAAGGCGCATCCGATACGTCGGGTGTCTGCGACCGAAATTGGAGTAACGCCCGAAGCCGCAGTTTGTTCGTACCCAAGGAAGCTCATCAGGTGGGCGCCGGCCAGATTTGTCCGACATACACGCACAATGTCGACAAGCTGATCTGCCCGTGAGTGGATAAGACATGGTGTTGCAGCCGTACAGTTTCCCGTATTTGTAAATGGAATATCCACAGCGCCAGCGTGTTTATCAATATCTATGGATATGAGAGAAATGAGCGTAATGCAGATAAGTGCAAATGCATTTTTGTGCATCGAATAAATCTTAAATGACCTCATTGAAACACCCCCCCGACCCCACTGATCATTATTCCGCAAGATATTTTGCATTCGCTGCACCTAGATTGCAATAACAAGTGAGCGACCTTTTCTATTCGAGAACGGTGTTACTCTAGGCACCCAATCTCCAACAACTCCAGCGGCGCCTCAACCGGCACCACGCCACCGAGTGCGTTGAGCATGCCGGCGGCGCGGCCGTTGGCGACCCGTTCGACAGTCATGAACAGGCCACTGAACGAACCAACGTGGAAGCGGGCCCGGTCGCCTGGCTTGAGCCTGGCTCGCGTTTTGGCGACAATCGCGGGCCGGCCGTGGCACTCGAACAGCGGGCGCAAGTCGTCGTGTGGGATCTGCATTGGTACACCCGCTATGCCGACAACACCGCGCACCAAACTCAGCTGAAACAGTTCCAGCCAGTCCGGCGGCCCGCTGAAGCCGGCGAAGGTGTAGCCCGGCAGCATGGGCACCTCGACGCGCTCCTTGCGCTTCGAGTAGCCGTTGGGGCGACGTGTCCGGATGACAAGCGGCGTGAAGGCCACATGGCCTCGGCGCAATAGGATCTCCTCGGCCGCCAGTTCTTTGCCCCCCGGCACCTTCAGCGCGTACCAGGCCGCCGCCGTTTGCGGCTCGGGTGCCGCGGCCTCGTCGCGACCCGCCGCCGCCTCCGGCCAGCTCTGGCCGTTGATCCGCGCCTCGACCGCATCTGCGACCAGTCGCCAGTCCACGCTCTGTTCGTGCCGTGCTGACATCGCTTCGCTCACCCGACCCGGCCTTGCGCTTCGTCGCACCCTGGCAACGCCACCACCTCGCCGCCCGGCCTGCCGGTGCTGCCGGCCCCGTGGTTTTCCACAGCCCCGTTGCCGAGCCCGTCGTGCCCCGTGCAAAACGCTGATGCCTCAGAAGTAATTATCTGTTTCTCTGTCTCACTCTTATCTCCGTCTTCATCTCCATCTCTATCTCCATCTCTATCTCTATCTCCATGGCGATACCCTTTCGATACCCTATCGATAGCCTTTGCAATTTCGTCGAGACAGGCCTGCGGCAAGGCAAAGCCCTTGGCCTCGCAAATCGCCACAAGTGCTTGAGCTGCCTCGACTTGTAGGGTTTCAGAGTTCGCCCGACAGAGATTTTTCCAAATGCCGACCGCGTGTTTTGAGTTCGTCGGGGGGTTGTGAGCGAACCAATTGACGATCAAAACGGTATTTTCCGCCTCGTCGTACTTGATCAAATAGCCTTTCGATAGGCTATCGATAGCCTTTCGGGAGGCTTCCAACGACCACCCCAGATCGGCCGCCATATAGCCTATGGGAAGGCTATAGCAACCACACCAGTTAGAGTGTGGTGAGGTCAGGAGATAGAAGTAGGCAAGCCTATCGTCGCTGGTCTCGAGGCTCTTGAATTTTTTCGAGCTCCAAATGTTGGGCGCGATTTTTGAAAACTCCCTCATGGGTGCATCCTTTGCAGTTGATCTCGAATACGGGCGATGTGGTCGGCATATAGGCTCTTGTGACGGCGCACGCGCTCGACGCTGTGCATGACGGTCGAGTGGTCGCGCCCGCCCATCACCCGGCCGATGCCCGAATAGCTCGCGGTGATCAGATCGCGCGCCAACCAGATTGCCGCCTGGCGCCAGCGCACCAGGTGCCGGTGTCGAGCGGGACCTATCAGGTCGTGTCGGGAGACGCCGGATACCTCCGCCGTTGCCCGCAGGATTGCCCCCACCCGGGGCGGCATATTGCTCCCCAGATATAGCCAGTCGCGATCGGCCGTGTCCGGTGCCGCCGGTTGGAAATCGGGAGTCGGCGGGACTTCTCTGGCCAGCTCTAAGCGGTGCGGCACCATCCGTGGATACGCCGCCGCCAGCAGCGCAAGAAAGGCTTCGTTCCGCTGCTCCAATGTTCCCTGCGGCGCGTCAGTACCGACATTCTTCGACATCACAGCCACTCCTTCAGCTCAGCCATATCCATTGAGACCTTGTTTCGTTGTCCAGTCGTTGGGTCCCGGTTTCGGACCCACCCGCTGTGCCGCTTGTGCGATGTCCGCGGTCACACGGCGCACATGGATCTTGAGCAGCTCGCAGGCAACGGGACGGAACTGGTTCTCGATTGCCAGTCTCACCATGAGCAGGAGCGCGCGCTCGTTTTCGCTCGGCGTCTCAATCGCGCTGGCCGTGGTCTCGCACACGCTCGCCAACGAGCGGCGCTCTGGGTCTGTCATCGCCATGCCCTTGAGCGACGCCACATGGGCGCGGGTAGCAAGTAGCCGCAACGGCGTAGTTTCAACCATTGCGCGCTCGCTTTGTGTGACGAGCGGCGCCGCCTTCGAAAGCGTCTCTGCCCTCATTCGCCCACGAGGTGCCGCGCTTGACCCGCCGTCGGCAAAACTTCACGATCTCGGATGGCAAGTTCACGAGCCGGGGGTTTCGATGAGGATAGCGCCAAAGCCTAAGCTGAATTACGTGCAAGCACGTCGACTTCGCGGCGCGACCGCAAGCCCGCGTTCCCGCCTTCAAAGATGCGCAGATTGGTTCGACCGACTCCACATCATCAGAATCATGGCTGCGATCGGAATCCCGATCGCCCTCATCGCGTTCACTGTTGATGTCGTCTTTCGCTTCATAGAGCGTGGTGTGGTTGCGGAAGAACGCGCGGCACGAACCGTCGAACGGGCCGCCATGGAAGAGGAGCGCGTGGCGCGCGAAGAAGGGCGCTTGGGCCTCGCTTGGCAATTGCTCACGATCAACGCGCCTGGAAACTCCGGGAAGATCTGGGCCGTTGAATTCTTGAACAGTCAAAATGTTCAATTGATCGGCATCGATCTTTCCCCGCCGGCCAATGCTGCAACCAATGTGCTCACCTATTTGAATTTTGTAAAAGCGCCGGACAGCAATTTTGATGGTGCCAACCTTAGCAGGGTGAGCATGCGTGAGGCGGTGTTCTCTGATGGAAGGTTTAAAAAGGCGACGCTGGCGGGCGCCGATATGACAGGAGCGATTCTTGAGTATGTTGCGTTCGACAATGCAATTCTCACCGGTGCGAATTTCGTCGGTGCGAACGTCACAAGCGGGTGGTTTGAGAATGCCGAGTTGACCAATGCAGCATTCGCCTTTGCGAATGTTTCGGACGCAAACTTTGAACGCTCCACGATAGAAGTGTCGTCGACTGCTACTGTTGTTGGACCCTACGAGCAGTTTGAGTCGGTGTGGCGATGGGAAGACACCGAAACTTTGGACGGCGGCCATTTTCAGGCACTGTCCTGCCCGCTCGAAGACAGGGAGAAGCACGAAGCGGGTATTTCGCAAACCCTTAGCGGCGAAGGGGATTTTATCGTCAGTGAGGAGTACTACATCTCCGACCCCGGGGGCACATACAGTCAGATCGGGATATCGTACTTCTCGTTCAAAGAAGGCGGGTTCGAAGCTGATCTCAACATACCCCCGGATGGTTGCGAGTAAGCTCGCCAGACCCAATCGTTTGGTGGTTTGGCCTGAGGCGAAACAGGTACCGCGCCTGATTTTTGCATTCGAGGAGTCGGCTAACATTCATCACCTCCTGTCCTCATCGCTTGATGCTCAACTCTTGCTCCATCCTCCCGATACTTCCTGAGCGCCGTGCGGGCCGCCGCTTCCCACGCCCACGGATCATTGCTCGTCTTCATCGCTTCGCGCTCCGCCGCGCACCACACATCCGCCTCGGCCTCCGTCAATTCCCCGTCGCTCTGCGCACTCGCTGTCGTGAGATCGAGAGGCCTGAAATGCCGGTGCAGTGCCTCGGTAAAAATGCGCAGCCAGTCGGAGATGCGCCTTGGCTCGAACTCCTGGCAGAATCCCTGCCCGCCGATCTGGATGAACACCTCGAGGTTAGAACTCGCCGCATCAGCCGTGTCGCGCACGAACAAGCGCTCCACCTCCGCCGAACGCAGCGCCACCTCGCGCCCCATGAGGATGCCTTCGGCGAAGATGTTGCGGCGTTGTCGCGGCAGGGCTTGGTAGTGATCGAACACCGCCTGCCCGTTCTCGCCATGCAGCACCGCATAAACATGCCCAAAACTGAGGATCTCGACCTGCGTGTTCGATGCCCGCACCATGGTGACGTGCGACCCCATCTCGCTCTGCGCCGACGCCACGTTCATGCTGCGTGCTCTCCCGTGTAGAGGCACCCGTACCCCGCCGCGAACATCGCCGCGACGAAGCCCGTGTTCATCTCCGCATACTTGCTTGCAGACGTCGGGCGCGGGCTGTTGGCGTCGGAGGCCGCAGGCGCCGCGTCTCGCGGCGCGACGATGCGCTCGCGGCTAAGGCCGAGGACCGAGGCGCGTCCGCTCACGGCGTTTGCCGACCGGTCAAGCGCCTTGCCGATTTCACGGGTGTGCAGCCCGCCTGCATACATCGCCGCCAGCTGCTCGTCCTCGGCGTCCGTCCACAGCCGCCAACCCATCGCCTCAGCCCTCCGTCCGCGAGCCGGCAAGGCTCACCACCCCGTCATCCTCGCGAACGCGGGGATCTGACTTGGACTCGCCCGCCCGCGGCTCACGCACCGCCGCCACCCCGCCATCGCGGATCGCCATCAGCTCGCCGCGCAGGGCCCCGAAGGCTTTCAGGGCATCGTCGATCTCCTCGATCGTCCGCCCCGCCTCCCGCGCCGTGACCGTGCCGTCGGCGAGGTCGATCGCCATGGCGCCGAACACTTCCGCCGCTTCCTTGGCGGCGCGCGCCACCTGCGGCGGCAGCGCCATGATGTCCACATCGAGCATCAGGGGGATCAGCGCATGACCGGATTCGGCGGCCAGGAACCGGGTCAGGATCGGATCGCCGGCGTGCCTTTCGAGTGCCCGCACGATATCGGCCGGCATCCACTTGTCCGCATTGTCCTCCTCATCATCCGTATAGTTGAAGAGCTGCTTGCGCCCGACCCGGCAGCCCGGCAGATCGGCCGCCGCCGACGGCCCGCCGCAAGCGTTGATCAGCGCCTCGGTGGCAGAGCCGAGCGTTGCCGGCGGGCGGGGTTTGTAGGTGGATTTAGCCATTCATAGTCTCCATGACATCTGGCGCTCCGGCGTCTACTCCGGAAGCATGGGAAGGTTCATCAAGGTTGAGGTACTTGACACACGCCGCGTGCAGATCAGCGACGGTGACAGCGCCGCCGGACGCGCTCTCAATGCGGTGCGCATCGCGCGTCCCGGCCATGCGCATACCCTTCGCCCACAGCCTCACTGCTTCCGGAGTGCGCTCTACGCGTTCTGCAAAGGCAGGTATCCCGCCTTCATAGGTTTTGAGAAATGTTGATAACCGCATGGCCCCAAAATCAAACATATCGTTTGATTCGTTTCAACCAATTTGTTCCTAAACAGAAAACAACAATCTGTTGTATTGTTCGGGCATGAACGAATCTGCCCCCAATCGGATTAAGGAACTGCGCAAAAAGCGCGGCTGGTCGCAGGATGTTCTCGGCAGCATGATCGGGACGTCAAACCAACAGATCGGTTACCTGGAGCGCGGTGAACGGCGATTGAGCGATCCGTGGATATCCAAACTTGCCGACGCTTTCGGCATTAGCGCCGGCGAACTGTTCAACGATTCCGGCAACGAAGTCGCCCATGTCTCTTGGGTCCAGGCCGGCGCATTTGCCGAAACCGCAGACCCCTATGTGCCGGAAGGCACACCGATGATCGCGGTCGCGGGACTGAAGCACCCCAATCACATCGCCCTCACCGTCGCCGGTGACTCCATGAACAAGATCGCCCCGGAGGGATCGATCATCATTGTTGATTTCACCGACCGCGAATTGCGGCCAGGCAAGGATTACGTCTTTCGCGACGGCGGCACCGCCACATTCAAGCGTTGGCGCGCAGAACCCGCGAGGCTCGAGCCGTTCTCAACTGTGGATCACGATACAATCTTTCCTGACGGCGACGTCGAGGTTGTCGGACGTGTCGTCAAAGTGATCGTGGATCTTTAGGCGACGCGCCTTGGTTGCGCCGGCATCTTGTCGGCACTCTGTGCAAGTGGCAGTGAAAGAGATTTCGCGTAATCGTCCCAAATCAATGGAGCATCCGCCTTCAATCCGTCCGCTCCCCAGTTCGCCAACTGGCTATAGAGGATGTGGTAAAATTTCAGCCGAATTTTCTTCGCTGGCTCGAATCCGTAGGCTTGCATAATCGCGTTGTGGCATCGGAACTCGACCAAGAAAAGGTGCCTACTTGGCTCCGAGCTTTCCATCATTGTAAGTTGCGATTGGATCGCCTCTATCTCCTGCTGCGTAAGCGGATGATCCTCCATCGCACGAAGGATCGAGCTGAACATGAGCTGTAATCCGCGGTGCATACCGGATTTATCACCCAGGCCGAGCGCCGCCGAAAAGACCGCGAGTAGACCAATGGACGCCACCAGAATGGGATAGAGCCAAGCAAATGAGTTCAACGGCGCGGTGCCTCCGATATTTCCAGGCTCGGACACGAAAAGCAGTATGAACGCGGAACTACTAACGACAGCGATCAACACCTGAATCGTCGTGTGCCAGAATCCCAAAAAGGCAGCCCTGCTCTGGTGGTACCGCCGAGATAGGTCCGCTTGGTAGCGGATACCGCCGGACCATTTCTTAAGTCTACTTTGGCTCATCTGTGACATGGCTCAATCCAAACATAACATAGTACACCAGTTGCGCATCTGCGGCGCAGGTGCACCCTAATCTTCGTTTTCGTCGTCGTCGTCGTCTTCCGGCGGAACGCCGGATGGCCCCCGAGAGCCTCGGAACGTCGCATGCGTCACAATCCCGAAGCTCCAGGGTTGTCCCGGCTGTGACCATTTTTGGATCACGCTGTCGTAGTAGTTTTGAAAACCGCTGCTACCATATATGGCGTTAAACGTGGGTAAAGAAGAGGTATCGTCAATCACTTCTACGGCACCGTCTCCAAGCGCAATCCAACCAACTTCCAACGGAAGAGTATTTACCTGCAGAGTACTCTCGACAAATGCTATTGCGCTGAACTGTGGCCGCCATAAGGCGTTTTCGTCGCGCACAACTCGTGCCGCAAATTCGGACAATGCATAGATTGGACTAGTCACTCCGGCAGCAGCGGATATGAAACAATAGTCAATAACTGCGCCTGAATATTCAGTGAGATCGGCACTGACTTGATTATACCAATCGGTGCCCCAAAGAGTGTGTTGGCCGACAACGGTCGTCGCCACATTCGGGTTGTCGATCGCCCTCACGACATGGAAAATTTCAAATGACGGCACCAGTGAGGCCTGACGAAATTCTGTCTCTTCATATTGATCATGGGCGTCTGGCGATATCAAATTTTGATCTTCGGGAGCCGGTTCCCAACCATCCGATATCCAATATGATATCCCCACGTCGCTTACGAGATCTGCGACATCACCAAGGTCCGCGACGCCGTAAGCAGCCCGGCTAAGCTCCCGCACGACCTCGGGGTTTTCAGTGATGATCTCGCCACCGAACAGCAATGTGCCGGAGCCGGCATCCTCAATTGGGAAGCCTGTTGGCAGACCTCTCAACCTGCAGGCCCGAAAGTTCAGAACATTAATGTAACTCTCGGCATCAAAGGGTGAGTAGACCGTCTCCGACATATCGGGCGAAAGCGCCATGCCTTTCGCCTCAAGAATATGTACCACAGCCTCACTAGCGGCTGAGGGAAACTCGACCTGCAACGGCAACGAATTGCCCGTGTCCGTACGCCACTGCTCATCAACGAAACCGCCACCGCCGTCCCCAAACGCAGCGGAAACCGCTAAAAGCAGGCCGAGCATCACCAGCTTTGTTAGCCTATCCATTAGTTTGTTCACCCCCATCCGATCCATCGCCACGCTGGGCCCTCCGCCACCAACAGTGCCTCGATAGCAGCATGATAAATCGCTTTGGGCGCAAGCCTCGCGTAGCGGAAGTAGTTGGCGGCATGCACACCTCATTCCCGAACAACGCCGCGTTTCATTGCCATTAAGTCTACACCTTAGCCGGGAAAAATCGACCGCGAATCACCCCTAAAATCAAACAGTTTCGACACAGTGGTACGCATTTATTCAAACGATTTGTTGTTTTTTGTTGGTACGCTTCAAACATTTTGTTACATTTCACCTCACCAAACTCCAGTCGATAAGGTCCATCATGCACACCCAACCGGTATTCCACTCCGCCGAACGCCTCCTCGAGGCGGCCGCCGACGGGCGCATTCCGCCGGCGGCACGGGCCCGGGCAAAGGCCATCGACGCCGCCCGGCCGCGCACCATTGGTTTTCTCAAGGTCGGCCGCATCACCATGAAGCCGCGCACCGTGATCGACCTCATGGCCAGCGCCATCCTCAACGGCTGGCAGCGCGACGGCACCGTCACCGAAGCTGACTTCACCCGCCTCGGCCTGACCCACACCCAGATCGCCGAGCACAAGGCCGCCGCCTGGTCCGAGGCCCTCCGCCAGGATCCGCGCATCATCAGCATGTGCGATGAGGATTGCCGCCAATGATCCCTGACACACCGCCATTCCTCCAGCTGCTTGCGGCGGTCGCCCTTGTCGTCGTGTCGGTCCTGTTCGGAATGACCTGGTGTCCGTGCATCTAGACATGACCGCGCCCCGCCTCACCCTTTCCACGCCCCAGGCTGCTGCCAGGATCGGCGTCTCCGTGCCGACGTTCAGGACCCTTGACATCCCCTATGTTGAGATTGGCGAGCGCCGCCGCTATCGTGTCGACACAATAGAGAACTGGCTCAAGGCCAGGGAGAAGGCGCCCAAATGTCGAAACCGCAAAAGCGCAAGGACTCTCCATACTGGTGGTACGACTTCCAGATCGACGGTGACCGATTTCGGGGAAGCACGAAAGAATCTGCGTACCGCGAAGCGCAACGGTTCATCCGCGACCTGAAGAAACGCATCCGCGCCGGCGACATTCCCGTCGACGATGTCGCCACCGTGGCCGGCATGTACACGCGCTACTGGGACGACCACGCGCGACACCTGCCGTCTGCCGATACGCTCAGCTACTACACACAAGCCGTTCAGAGCCGCCTGCCAATGGGCCTCAAGCTCGCTGATCTCTCAAACGCCCACGTGGCGAAGTATGTCGCCGAGCGCCGCCTAGAGGTCGGCCCCGCCACTGTCAATCGGGAGGTTGCCACCCTGCGCGCTGCGCACCGCATGGCCGGCGAGGAATGGGAATGGCCGACGCGGGCCATCTCCTGGCGCAAGCACATGCTGAAAGAGCCTCAGTCGCGCGAGCGCTGGATCACACAAGACGAGGCAGCGCTGCTCCTCGCCGCCCTGCCCGGCCACATCGCCGACGCCGTGCGCTGGTCCCTGCTCACCGGCTGCCGGCGCGCCGAGACAACAGCCCTCGCCTGGCCCCAGGTTGACCTGACACAGCGTACCGCGCGGATCCTCGGCAAGGGCCAACGGTGGGACACCATAGAACTCAACGCCGGCGCCTTTGAGCTGCTGGCGAATCTCAGGCCCGACGACAAAGAGAAGCGGGCCGGCCAAGTGTTCGATCTCACCAACCGCCGCAAGCACTGGACGGCCGCCTGCGAGACCGCCGCGCTGTCAGATTTCCGCTGGCACGACCTGCGCCACACCTTCGCAACCTGGATGCGCCAGCAAGGCGCGTCGCTTGAACTGGTCCAGGAAGCCCTCAGACACGCCGACATAGCCACCACCCGCCGCTATGCGCATGTGGGGCGGGATGAATTGCGGGCCGCTGTGGAGCTTGTGAGGCTTGACGCAAAGGCCGCACCGCAGAACACCGGGCAGGAAGCAAGATGA